AGTGACCAACACTAATTCAATTAGAGGCAAACAACTCTGATTATTCTTCTGCACAAGTAGCATTGGCTGCTTGATGTAGATTGGGTCTGTGGCAAACCTAGAAACAGAATTGCCACATTCACATCACACACATAAGGAAAAGTAATATGGATCTTTCATGCTTACATCATGACAATTCTGAATTAAAATCATATTTTAAGGCAGAATACAAAGATGATTGGGAATATGCATATGCTGATTTTCTGGAAGAGAAAAGAAGCAAAAGAAAAAACATTTTCAAAACAATTGTGGCAACACTTTTTCACACACACAAAGGAGAATAAGACATGGCAGAAGTAAACAAGAATCCATTTGAGATTAGACTTGAAACACTCAAGATGGCAAAAGAAATGCTTGACAAGCAATATGATATGGCAGTTGAAACTACTCAGAAATCAATGGAAATGTGGAAGAATGCAGGAAAAAGTCAAGAACAATTTCTTGCAGAGTATGTTCCAAAAATGTATCAGCCTCAAGAAGTAGTGAAGACTGCAAATGAATTCTATTCTTTTATTACTGAAAAGAAATGAAAAAACATGAATTAATGCCTAAATGGTTGAGAGGATTTTTTCCAAAAAAATTCACTGCTATAACCATTTCTAAAAATACTGCATGGTATCGTGATTTCAAGACACTTGACGATGAAAGTGTTCGGAGACATGAAGAAGTTCATATGATGCAGTATGAAAGGCATGGTTGGTTTGTTTTTATAATTCTTTATCTTTGGTACACAATTAAACATGGATATTGGAATAATCCATTAGAAATTGAAGCCAGAGAAAAATCTAAATAAGCAGTTTATGGAGGTTCTGCCAAAAAACCTCCATCATAAAGGACAATTAAATGATGTTTGAAGAATTAAAGATTATGAGTGCGAAAAAATTTTCATATGAAATAGAAGAATTTGTCAAAAAGACAGGTGTTAGTCATTGGGATGCAGTTCTTGAATATTGTTCTGAAAATAAATTAGAACCAGAAACAGTTGCATCATTGATCACAAAACCTCTCAAAGAAAAGATTGAAGTTGATGCTATGAAGCTCAATCTTCTTCCCAAAGTTTCTCAGTTACCACTATAAAAAATACTTGACTTTTTTACAGAAAAAGGTATAATGTTTGCTATGGATAGTTGGGATGCTTACAAGATCTATCTTGGGTTAAAACTTCATTTTACCAAAGATGCCTATGATTTCAAAAAGTATCTTGGCAAGACAAGTGCAAAGAAAGAAAATTTCTTAAAAAGAAATGATCGATTCTTTTTTCATAAAATTGGTCGTAAATATGGTGAAGAAACCGTTGACTATTTTGTTGCCAATCTTATTCAGAATCCAAAAGGATGGGTTGGAGAGTTTAATGAACAAGTGTTCATGGATTGGAAGAAAACTCAACAGAGTATTTCATATGTTTTCAAATCAGACATGGAAACGCTTATTAGAGTTGAGTCTATTGATTCTTCTAATTTTAATTCACTTTTTGATTGCAAGTATGGTCAACATCCATTATTATTAAAAAGATTTCTGAGTGGAGAAATTCATTTAGAAACTATGGTTATACTAAATAGACTTCTGAATTATGTTAGTCAATTTGACAAAGACATAAAAGAAACATTTGTATGGCCAGAGAAACGTAAGTTAATTATCAAATACAGTGCTTTTATTCAAGTTGATGAACAAAAGTGCAAATCTTATCTTAAAAAAATGCTATAAAGGAAATATGGCAAAAGAACAAACTGTTGAAGACTTGATTCGTGAACGTGACTTTTTCAAAGCACGATCTGAAAATCTTATGAACCGTGTAAAGCAATTAGAATATGATTGTGCTGAGTTGCAAAGAAGAGAAGGAGATTTGAATCAACGACTCAAAGAATTATCTTATCAGAAGGTGGTTCAATATCGCCAATCAAATTATTCACAACGCAGAAATTTTGTTAAAAGATGAATGTAAAACTTATAAGTTATAGCAAACCATCTGCAGAATTTTTAAAAGAAGGATTGCAAAATGTCCAAGATATCATTGCGTATTGTGCCCGTGTATCGAATCCCTCGAACCAATACAACACTCAAACGTCCGAAAGGCTCTTACGCTACCTTATCAAGCACAAGCACTGGTCACCATTCGAGATGGCTAGTGCTTGCCTAGAAATTGAAACAACACGTGATATTGCACATCAGATTGTTCGACATCGT